AAACTCAGCACCACTTTTCTTATCCCATTTCCAATCAACTTTGATTGACCGGTATTGTTCTTCAGAATAATTTTTGATTCGGGCTCTATATGCGTTGGTGATAGGCATATCTCGTTCAGGTACACCGCCAAAATCAAATCCTTTAGGCAATTCTTCAAAGATATTTGGTGCACCAGGACGAATCCATATATCTGAATCGACAATGGCTATTTGATCATACTTAGGCCAGTATGAAAACGCATTTTCTTTTTCGAAGATAGGAAGAAATCCACCATACTTTTCCCAAGCTGATGGATGCCGATTTGTAGAGAACAAATCTGGTTTAATTCGCAATATAGGTTCGCGTTGGATTACGTGATCAATGCCATATGTTTTACAATACTCTGCAACAGAATGTGTGCAGTACTCATATAGTTTATTCTTTGATCCCAGGTATACCTGGTAAATCATCCTTTTCATGATAACCTCTAATAACGAAGAAGATAGTCCCAGTCGCCTTCAATTCTTACGCAGACCCAATCTCGCTTCATAGTTCTAAAATCATACTTAAATTCCTGCTCTGTCTTTGCAACAAAACATTTATTTAAACCATCAAATATATCTATACTCTCTGCAATAGGATCACCGCTTGCAACGGTGACCATTATTAGCATCCATTTTGCCATTATTTTCTAGGCGGTGTTGGCTTTTTACCCTTCACAGCATCTGCTCCAAAGAACGCAGCAACTAATACAGATATTGACACAAAGTATGTAGGCGCAATATCGCTAATTAGTTGTGCGGCTTTATCCTGTCCAAGTATTGTTGTAATAAGAATAATTGCTGGATAAAGCAACATACCAAATAATGCAAACCAAGTCATTTTTCTCATAGCATCACGTTGTGCATCAGCATCTTCGAGTTCTTTACGTTTAAACTCAAGATGCATTTCAAGTTCTTCAGCGGATATATGCCCATCACCATTGGTGTCAGCATCATCCAAACCCTCGATTGTTTTCTTGTCGACCATTTTCGTACTCCGTAATGATTGCTTCGGCAATTTCATATGCCATTTGGTATCCATCACGAAGAGAATTGGATTTGTGTCCTGTTTCAATAAATGTCTTGAGGCTATTTATATCAGAACCATAAGACTCTAATTTAAAATCACCGATTGCTTCTTCAAACCGCGTTCTTAAGTTCAAAAGTTCTTGCACGTTCAACTGCTATCTCCAACTTGCTTTCTAAAACTTCGACATCGTCTTGATCTGTTTGATGGACAATGCCGATACCACCAGCTTCAATCCATCTGCGGATATTATCTGGACGATCATCAACAAGTATGTTTGGTTTACGAGTTAACTTATTCCAAGCATACTTATGTTTATTAGAAGTGAAGATCATGTTCTCAATCAATGGAGGAACATAACCATTTCTTTCTAACCATCTACGTTTCCAATATGCAGAGTTGTTATGATCTCCACGAAGAGGCGATGAACAAATACCCCAATCATCATTGGAGATTTCCTCTACAAAGGTTACGATTCGATTTGATTCTTTGAACTTTGGTAGGTTCATAAACCAATCTGTACCAATCAAAGATGCAAATGCTGCCTCTCTATCATAAAGAGATTTCCAATGATCAACATCAAATTCAATTCTGATTTGACCGAAGAAGTCAGCGATTACACCATCCATATCAAGATATATTGTCATTATGCAGCGCCTCCTGTTTCTGTTGCCAGTGCAAAGAGATCTTTCAACTTGCGTAGTTCATCTGATGTCAACCTAGCGAGTTGTATCCGAATATTTTCATCTGAGAAATCAGAAGCGATGTTATTAAGTACTGATTCTAAGACTTTGTAGTGATATGCGTATTCCATAATTTAGCTCCTCTTTAATTATAGGTATATTCTACCATAAAAAGAGGCGTTTGTACATGCTTTTTTTTAATTTATTTGAAAAAAAGTTGCCTGCGATCGTATTCTTTTTTGGTATCAAGTAAGAGATCTACATAGTTGTCTCTATGCTCTTTGAATACCATTGGCTCATGATCATCCACATCCATGATGATAACTGTATTTGTAATTGGCATACCGCTACGTTCTTCAAACATGATAGCATAACCTGACATTTGAGCAAAGTAATTAGGTATCTTGTCTTTTTTCTTTGGATAGCGAGAAGTCTTAAAGTCTACGATAGAGGGAACACCGTCAAACTCAGCGATACAATCGCATCGGCCAGCAAGACCAAGGTGAGTACTATAAAGAGCAACCTCGAGGCCAAAGATCTTTCCGATCCTGCTATCCAGAATTGGACGTACATTTTGGAGAGATTGTTTAACGTGTGGCAGATATTCTGATGTATCTTCATTGAGTAAGTACTTCTCTATGATTGAATGGACAGAAGTACCACGACTCGCAGCTCTATGTCCAATTCGATTCGCTTGATCTTCACCAACACGTTTACGCCATGCTGCGATAGCCTCTTCGTTGATTATACTAAGTACCGTTGTAATACTAGGAAAACGACTACCATCAGGAGCAACGTAAGTGCGACCAGATGGCCGTGTATCTGTATCCAAGTCATCATAACCGAGATCAATTGTTTCATGTGTAAACCTCATATTTTTATTGTGTTTCCTTTACCTGAACCTTTTTTGACCTGACCTAGTAGATCTCTCCACTCCCCGCCGGCGCGGGAGACATTATCTTTAGTACCACTATGACTGAAATTTGGAGTTGATAATACCCTAATAAGATCAGGACTATTGTCTAATGTGTTTTGTAATTCATCATAAGAGCAAACTACATCCCATTGTTCTTGAGTTTTCATATCTTTTAGGGTATATGTTGGCATTAAACGATACCTTCATGCGGTGGATTATGATCAAATCTTCCTACCGGATTCTTAAATTGTGTGGATCTAATCTCTTCTTGTACTTCGCGTACACGATGATTCATCCAACTGATAGCAGTACTTATATGTCCAGTATCTTGCGGTTTTAATTGACTCTTTGCATATGCAATTTCTTTATATAAAAAATCAAGTTTATCTAAGTTGTCCATTATGACACCTCCTTAAAATGTTGAAACCAACCAGGTTTAGCGCGATTCTTTTCCCATGCCATCTTGAATCGCTCTTGTTTGGTTTGATAGAATGCACGATATGATAATACGGCGTTTTCTAACATGCACTCAGGATTAGATTTCATGGCGAGCTTGAATGGAGTCATTTCGCCTTGAGGGATATTACGAGGCAAAGACCACAATGGTGATTTCAATAGGCTCGAGGCATGTGTCTTCTGAAACCTGTAAGAGAACTCGTCACATAATGCTTCGAAATGGCGCCAATGCCACATATAGTTTTCTGATGATTCCATAGTCCAAACAGTACACGGATGCTTGTAGTGTACAGCTTTGTACAATACTTGATCCATTTCAGGATCATCAAACAAACGATAATGTCGTACCATTCGTTTACCAGATTTTGACGGCGCAATCTGTACTGTACCATCAAGCATGCGATGTGCAGTAGATAACATTTGCGCAGACTCGACAACCATCTTCGGCACATGTTTATCACACTGCATTTGTGCAGCTTTGATTGGATCTTCATCAAGAACAAAGATATTCATATTTTTTACCTTTCGTCATAAGATTATTATACACTGTTTGTGCGTCGATGTACATAAGAAGTTCGAACTTTATCTTTTCGCCTAACTGCAAATGCTTATAAGGGTGTCGTGATATATATCTCCATGGAATGAAAGTATCGATGTTACCTTCCTCTATCCATTGTTTTACTTTACGACTAATAGTCAATGTATTATGTTTGTTTAAATATTTTAGATCACAGCTACCAAAATAATCATGAAAGGTATCAGGGCAATGCTCAGGACACCATTCATGACCAGATAATTGTATCTTGCCTAATGCGTATTCTGCTACTTCAAAGCCCCATTGACTGTATGCTTCATCATATGGTCTTGTATCTTCACGCGCTTTCTTTTCTATTATGTCAAGAAAGTCTTGAGTAACAGTCCATGTATATATCATAGGGTACTACCTCTGCCAAATTGATAATATTTATTATACCATATGGGCCGAGATAGTACACCGGTTTATTTTATTTTAAGTGGGATTTTTAGGATAAACTTGGTAAAGGTAGATTTCCTGTTTTCATTAAGGCTAGTTGTTTAATTCGCCATAGCCTTTCCATTACTCTTCGCCTACGTCTGTCTTTTTGTTTTCTTATTTTTAGCCAATTTTCGTTCATAAGATATAATCTTATTCGTTTTTCTTTGACCTCTTGTTTTTTAAGTTGCTTATACAGTTTCTTTTGTTTTAGGGGTTTGAGTTGTGGATACATGTCATCCTTGTTTGTTAGGGGTTAACACTATTCACGGATGAGACCAGGAAATGCCTCCATAACAACGTTTTTTGTAATGCCCTTTGGTGCTTCTTTATTGATCATCTTCACCAATAGTTTAGCATCTTCAGGGTGAATGGCTTCAAGAATGCCAAGAAAAATCCTCTCTCTTTTGAATTGAGGTAATTTTTCTGCAGCTTGACTGCCTTTTACAAAATAGACGAATTTAGTATTTTGTTTTAAGAGATTTGATGGCGCCGAATGATCAGGCGATGGTGTGTATGGTACTTCGCCCTCTGGTAACCACCATTTAATTGTTGAATCAATAGATCCTCTTAATACATCCTTTAGAGCCCATGACTCGTTTTCTTTTAGGATACGCACTTTATCAGCCTTAGCTCGAGCTTTACCAGCTTCTTCTAATACTTCATAAATAAACTTTACCATTAAATAAACTCCTGTACGGATTCAATTAACTGATTACATCTTTTATTTATAAGGTAAGGAAACACACTAGCCTTATTTTTCCATTGATCTTGAGTAGTAAATTCTTGAATGATATTATTTTTCAGATCAGATGGAGTCTGAGAAAGATCGATCAGCTTTTCGTTACGTTGATAGTTTCTATACCATGATGCGGCATATAATAATTCACCATCATTCAGATCTTCGATAAGAGTATCGAGTTTTTTCTTTGATAGTGGTTTCTGTCTAGCACCAGTAATAAACACATCATCGCCTGATAATACATTAGGTACACCATCAGATGCATCGCCACGCATGATATGTTCCATTAGAAACGCACGTGGATTCTTTTCTACTAGACTTTTCTTTTGTACTGGTGAAAACTGTGATACGTTACCATACTTCTGCAGCTGCACAAAGTCTTTATCACCAGAGATAATCATGATGTCTTCGTATGCACCAAATTCTTCATTTGTGTACTCTACGATAGTAGCAATAATATCGTCAGCTTCGCAACCATCGAGATGTAATACTTTGTATGGGAAGTTTTCTTTGATCTCTTCACGCACATTATTCATGATAGTAAATGCAGCATCCCAATCAAATGTGGATTCTTCTCTGCCTTTACGACGATTGGCTTTGTATTCTGGATAGAAAGTTTTACGCCAATTATTTGGTCCATCACATGCAAGTACTAATTCACCATACTTATCTTTGTATTTAGTCCTATACATGCGAAGAGTATTGAGAATCATATGACGAATCATATCTTCTTCGTTTAGTTTTTGTACTGCGATGTTGGCTACTGCGATTGCACTGAAGTCGACTAATATCATAACAAATCCTATCTATAGTATTCTTTAAA